GATCATTCCTGTATCCTCGCTATATACATTAGCGCGTTTGAGCAGATCTGCATCTTCGTCTTTCATGTAAGGTGTGGGTTCAGACTCCTTATCAGGCATTGTAAACTTCATATCACGTTCTTCCAAGAATTGTGCCACAGCTATGTGGTTAAACTCAGGGAAGTCTTCGTGAACTGAACTTTTCGCATCATCACCATAAGTAATGAGCGAGCATACATCACGAAATTCAGGAACGTTTTCACGCTCTTTTGTAATATGATAATATGCACACCTGAAAAGAAGAGCATTGACAATGGAGTTAATATACACCGTAAGATTTTGCCCAGAAGGGTTAGATCCATAATGCTGAATCAAATCACCATTGTACGCCATCAATGGATAACAAATGTCAGTAGCAACACCCTCCATGACAATTAAGTCACGTTAGGAATAGCCACATTCCTTTGCAATATCCATCATGATACGAAATGCTACAAACATCACTTGTGCTGGCATGCGCAGATCGTATTTGCTATAATCACCAGCAAGAATACGATCTTTTCCAAAACGCATAATGTGTTTTGCCAATTGGTCCCATTCAGGACCTTGAGCATTCACACCAACAGCACATTCAGATGAAAGAGGCAACATGGACAATACTCGAGCAACAGGGAGATAATATTTCCGCACTAACAATTGGAGTGCAATCGGTGCTCCCTGAAATACTCTGACCTTGTCCTTGGTCAATTTGGTAGGTTCATCCTTCAAACATGCTTTAAAAATGGGATAAGCTCGCTCTCCTCTCAGATAGAGCTCTTCCATCTCATATGCATGATCCCAAAATCGCTGATCCAATACAGCGGGACACTGATGGGTAGGATGATCTGTCGGATCCAATAGCGTGATAAAATTCGCCTTAGGACCCGATAACGGATACCCAATGGAGGTAGTAGGTGGCATTTTATCAATGAAACGCAATCCATCAATACCACACACTGTTTCCATTTCCGTTAATGGTTTAACCCCCAGCTTCAAGCTTGGAATATCATCCAGTGCCCTAAGTAGACCCTTGACATAATCATCAGCAGCAAGTTCTAACAATGAACCCTCGATACCACACGAAGGTTTCGTTGAATACTGCAATGACGCCTGCCAAGGCCAACCTTTACGGAATTTGGGACCCCCCCATTTCTGAGGTACCCCACACACGTCCTCCACGTGCTCCGAAATGACAGTGGGTTCAACGTCAGAATAATACGATGCGCGACCTTTAACCTGCCCATAATACTTGCAATTAGTACCTTGGGGCAGATAATTGATCGGACTCTTGGGGTGTACGTCTGTAGTCTCAAAAAATTGAACGTCATAAAGCTCTTTTGGTACAGTACCAGAACTCTTAGACAAAACAACTCCAGGAACTTGACGTAACACCCTAAAGGCGCTATCGAATTCACTCTTTAACAATAAACCACTGCAGCCACGCGTTTCGCCGCACTTCCCACCCAAATGGAAACCACCGATAAGTGGTCCACGGGTTTCAGTGATTAGTGGTGCCATGCACAAACCTTCAAAGGTTTCAAACTTGAGGTTATACTTAGCACCGAAAAATTCGGTAAAAAGAGTAACTACTTCACCTACTTCCATCAGAAGTTTGGAACTAATACAAGTCCCATCCATCTTTTTGTAAGTTAGGCGAGCAGGTACGCTTGCAAAACGCTGTAACGGCAGATAATCTGTCAAATCTTTCCAATCCCCACCATTGGGGACCCATACCACAGACAAATCTGAATTGGGAATGTCAATGCTAAATTTGCGATACAAGAAACATTCAAAATTTCCACCAATCAATGTAGGATCATGACGGGTGAATTTGGCCTTAATATCATCAGCCCTCCACATGTGTTGAGGAACTATAGCAACATTCGACTTTGGGAAAAATGCGTCACATTCAAAACTACGCACCTTCCCATTGTCCATCAAAGTAATATCCATGTGACAGAGATTATCTTGAACCATCTTCTCCAAACGATCAGGAGTAGTGGTCTTAGATTTTTCTGAACATGGCATTTCGCTTATTTTGACGCCAGCCCATGGATTCACCTCGGTATCCCGCTCAACTATATCCACCACAGATTTAGGAGCAAGATTTCCTTGAGGCGTTGGTGTGACTTTAAAAGCTTTATAAACCTGTGTGATTGCATATAAACCTGCAATAATAACACAAGTGCCTGTAATCCACTTGATGTGCCTGTCACGGTACATCTTGAAGACTTTAGGCATAGCTTCATTATCAGCTGATACCTCTTCGTACATCCTCCTCTTCTCAAATTCTACCACGCCCGAAACTCCCATCAAGGGGAAAGCAAGGAAGAATATAAAAAGTGGATGAATAAATACAATGAGGAAAATACAGCAACCAATACACAAAAGATGGTTAAAATAAGAGCGGCGAATACGTTCGCGCAATTCAGTCTTACGAGTGAACCACACAACATTTTTCATCCAGTCCTTTTCAATCCATTCTTTTGGAATCCAATTTGTCCAACATACCCAACAAGAATTTTCGAGCCAATCGAGACGCTTCAAAAGCATTTCGACTGATTTCTTTTCAATCTCATCGGTCCAGTATGCGATACGAGGTCGCCACCACTTGTTCCACTTACGAGCTTTAGGAAGCATGGCAGCAACAACCTTTTCACCAATTTGAGTTTCAAGAACTTCTACTTCATCTTCTTCTTCTTCATGATGGGCTTCACAACGTGTACAGTAACCTGTAACACATCGTTGGTCCATTTTATGGAGATACATAGGGTTCTCGTGTCCGCAAATGCAGACATCTGGTGTAGGAAATCGACAATCTGGACAAAGTTGAATCTGTTTGTCTAAGTTGTTACTCTTAGATACAAAGTCTTTTTGGCTTTTGTAGAACTTGGTTGAGTCCTGGCCAATCCAACGTATCAACTCTGGTAATCCAATGTCCTCGAGAAGTTTGCCACGGAATTCGACAACTTCCCATCCAATAGTCGCAGCTTTTCCCTTTACTCCATGTTTTACGGGGAACGACTTTTCTACAGTGATATCCCAAAAATCGGGAATCAAAGGTGTTCCATTAGGAAAAGCTGCACGAATCTTATCTTCATTCAACATATCGTGTACTGCATACTCAGGTTTAACTATGCATGTCAAAGTAATACGATCACGTCGAGTGATAGAAGCAGGTTCGTTGGAATATACGGTGGCGCACGTGTCCTTCACGTTCTTGGTTCCAATAGTAACTTTTGGTTCTACTGAAACCTTACCTTTCATATCAGCTTCAGCCATATTCGCATACATACGAACATTATTGACCAGCTGAATCATCAAGGATGTGGGAGCACGCTCGACGAATTCGGCTTTGGTATTGCCGATATCGTCAATCAAAACACCATTAGTATACGATCGAAAGTTGGACATAAATTTGTCAGCCTCATTTAGGGTGACA